GATGATCCCGGCATTTCAGGTGATCCAGGAGGATAAGGAGGTGTATTTGGATCATACGCCGATGAACCATATGAACCAGATGAACCTGGCATTTCAGGTGATCCAGGAGGATAAGGAGGTGTAGTACTTATCGTAATAGGTTTGCCCTTGTTTTCTCTTTTAATAATATCTAAAGAAATATTCCAGTTATTTGCTACTTGATTATTATTCAACTCTTCTATCATTACATTTGGGGATATTAATATTCCGTCGTTGTATTCAATGTTTGCGTTCCATCCAGTTGGGAAACGATTTGGTAAATCACCATCATGATCACCCACAAACCAAATTTCAGTATTAATTCCATTTTTATCTAGTATTAGTGATTTATACGCCTCACCTCTATCTTCATCATAACTGTAATACGACCATCCATATTCTTCGGGTTGAGTTATTATGTTTTTATCGGGAATTTCAATAGGTTCGTTTAGTGGAGTAGGAGTATCTGGTATAGAATTGGCATTCAATGCTATTTCTGTAGTTTTATTTCTTCTATACTTCAACTCTTCTTGAACCGTGTTTGTTATTTGCTCACTTTGAGTCAGTTGAGAATTCGTAAAATCCACGTTTTTAAGCTTGATTATATTCGTAGAATATGCCATATTAGTTACTTGGTCAATGTTGTCTTCGGTAATTAGTCTCATTTGAATATTCATTGTTTGTAGTTCTTGAATTAAAAGCTTGAACGCATATGGAATTTTTAGAATACTAAAATTGCGACCATATTTTGTAACATTTTCGATATTCAGGGTTTTATCCAACGATTCCTGAAATTTAATGGGTCCGTCTGCCATCGGACTTAAGAATAAATTTTGACTGTTATTATAAATAGCGATAGTGCCAGTATTATTACATACTGCCATATAATACTCGTCTCCTCGGGTTAACATGGATTCTTGTAAAAATCCGGCAGCACCATGAGCTATAATACCATCACGTTCCATCTCTCCTATACGTAGACCCCCATCGTTCGCTCTTCCACCAACGGTCTGGTGTGTTAACATAGTAATCGGTCCGCGTGCCCGATAATTTATCTTATCTTTCACCATATGTTTTAGTCTCATGTAGTATGTTGGACCTATAAAAATTTCGGCATCTAATTGCTCACCAGTCATACCATTATACAACTGTTGATTACCAGACGAATTATAGCCATTTCGATTAAGTATCTTTCCAAATAATTCATGCTTTGATCCTTTATTTACAAAAGCAGTACAATCTCCGTAACCACCCGCATTTACACAGGCCTTGCCCATTAGTGTTTCTACTAATTGACCAATTGTCATGCGTGATGGTAACGCGTGAGGATTTATTATTATATCTGGTCTAATACCATCTTCAGTAAATGGCATATCTTGCTCGGGAATGATTAATCCCACTGTTCCTTTTTGTCCACATCGACTACAAAATTTATCTCCGATGGCTGGTATTCGTTCTTCTCTTACTCTCACTTTGGCTAGTCTAAATCCTTCCTCGTCTTCTGTCATAAAGGTCTTATCAACAAAACCCAACTGACCTTTCTTAGGGTATGTAGACGCATCTATGCTTACATTCGGGTCTGCCAGATTAGTTTGTACCTTTCCGATCACTACGGTTTTATCATCTATTTCTGTATTTTCTTTAATTAATCCGTATTTATCGAGTACACTATAATCATATCCATGTTTTAATCCAGATATATTAGCATCTTGTATATTTTGAAAATGGGAGTCTATCGTATTTTCCCCGACTTTTGAACTTTCTTCTCTCGATTCATACATATTATAATATGTTGTACGAAACATGCCACGCTTAATCGATCCTTCATTAAATAAAATAGAGTCCTCTACATTATATCCACCATATACCATAATGGCTACAATTACATTCTCACCGTATGGATGTTCTTCATTATTAACATATTGTAAATATCGGCTCTTAATTAATGGTATTTGACCAGCATTCAATACTACTCCCATTTTGTCTATTCTTGTAAAGAAATTTGAATTGTATATCGATACAGCTTGTTTCGATTGTCCACATGAAAACAGATCTCTTGGTAGCTGATTATTTTCTGGAAAAACGATTTGGTTGCCCATTACACCTAATAATAGTGAAGGGTGTATTTCAACATGAGTATATGGTATATTTTCATCAAATTCATACTCGGTGGATATCAACGCTGTCTCAGTTTCGCTCGTATCAACATAATCTATAATTGCTTCTGTACTTTCTAAATCTTCGAATTTAGTTGTATTATATAATTCGTCTATTTTATAGTATTCACATGTATTCACATCGTAATTTTCATTATTCTTCTTTGAAAAACCGCTTATTAGATTATTCCAGGAGAAATTATTGCTATTTAATTTTTCTAAAATTTCCTTCTTTTTAAAACTGGGAGTTTTGTTGTCAATGTAAAAAATGGGTCTACACAATCTCCCCGAGTCTGTAAAAACAATCAATTCATTTTTTTTAATATTCCAGCTTACACTATTGTATATAGGTATTAGACCATTACGCTTATATTTCTTTATAAGACGCAATATTTCTTGTGGATTAGTAATAGAGCCAATCCATGAACCATTGACAATGACCTTGGATGCCCCAAATAGATATGTACAATCAGATTCTTCTAATAGCTTCATTTTACATATGTTTCTCAAAAAACGCATCATTGGATATCCCGAGCATCCGCTAGTAATATGTGTCGAAATTGCCATATGTTTATGGAACCCAATATTACCACCATCCGGGGTATCAACCGGATCTATTAACCCCCATTGTGATCCGTGTAATAATCTAGGTTTAACTACCTTTGCGCTAGAATCCATTGGTAAACTTATTTTTCGCAAATGAGATATAAAACTATTATATGATAAGCGGTTTAAATCTTGTACTACTCCTTCTCGTTTAGTATGTTCTTCGGAACCCCACTTACCCTTGAATGCTTTTTTAAACCCACTCTCCACAAGTCGTTCATTGAATATTTGCTCATAGTTATTTGATACCAATTCTTTGAAATTTTCATCTTGGTATATTGTTTTTGATTTTTTCAAGTTATACTCTGTATCTAATTTCAGTTTAATATGATCATATTGATGCTTAAAATATTCTTTAAATAACCCGTATAATAACATACCAGGAACTTCTATACGCTTAAATTTGAAACTATCTCTATCAGTCGGGGCCTCCATCTTTGTAAACACTAATAGCAAGTTATATACTATATATCCTAATGAAAATGCTTTTTGTTGAAAATTCATTTCACCTACGTTTGGCATAAAGTAATTCGTTAAAATATCTAATACATGTGTCACCGTATGTCCTTTTGTGAATGTTTTAATATATTCTAACGCGGTTTGTTGTGTGAATATTTTACCAGCATCATGTATACACGGTATAAATAAATCAATCATTGATGAATTTTGTTCCAAATCTAATAAACAATGTTCGATAATATCTTTATCAGAAATCACCCCTAATGCTCTGAATACTATAAAGAGAGGAATTGGTTTACGCACATTCGGTATATTTACTACTATTTGATTGTTTGAATATACATTAGTTGGAGAAACGATTCTTACTGACAATGTTCTTTCGGGTTTGGATGAATCTTCTGACACCGTCCTAATGTCAGCGCCATGACTATATATATCATTATAATTGTCGCGAATGTATAACATGTTATCGGCGAATTTTTCCTGACTAATTATTACTTTCTCTTTGCCGTCAATAATAAAGTATCCACCATAATCATTTCTACATTCACCCATGTTATATCTTACTTCACGATTAAGACCATTCAATATACACAAGTCTGATTGAAGCATTATTGGAAATCGCCCTAAAAATAAATTTCTATATGATTCTGTGGATTGTTTTACTTTTCCATCTGATTCATCTAATATGAAAAAATCGACTTCTAGGTCATAATGTACAGTAATCCCGTAGGTCATGTTTCGTAGCCTTGCTTCATTTGGATACATGTAATGTTCACGGTTGTCGTCGTATATTACTGGTTTACCATAGTATATTTTTGATCCGTCACGACCACCTAAATATAATTCACACCTATATTTGAAATCTTTCGTGTCTGGATTCTGTTCCTTTTGTAATATAACCGGGTTTCTTTCTTTAAATACACTTTTAACACCTGTTCTAAAAAAATCGTTATATGAGTTAATATGGTGTTTAACCAATACTTGTGGATTGTCACTGAAAAATTTGTCTATTATATTCCACGTTGTATCGCTGTATTCATTACTCATTATAATATATCTTAAGTATATTTTTTTATATGTATAATCATTAACATATAAATATATTATTTGATAATGATTTCGGATAATGATTTGTAATACATATCACATTGCGACTCCTTTAAATATTGAATGTGATATGTGTATACTGTTCTCTAATATTGGTTTACCATATACTCAACCTCTGAATGTTTCACTGCTTTGGAATTTTGCATAATCATAAACCCACCCAATGCCATGAAGTAAAATAATAATGGAAAAAACACTAAAAACCAGGATATATTAGCGTATCCATTTTTACATAAAGAGTCTAGTATAATCGTCATAAAAATAATATATACGGCTTTAATTAAATATACTACTAATAAGTTGTCTACTGGACATTCATAATTACCAACACATAGTGTGTTGGTGCCCTTCATATTCATTCCAATTAACATGAACAAAGACATTATGCTTATAAGAAAGTATATATATGCGGGTGTACATAATTTACGAACATCTCCTAATCCTAGCATTTATGATATATACTGAGAATTTATATTTTCGCAACTGTATTATTCGCATCTGTATATATGGCGCGAAGGTTAGGGGGATCGATCGTCAAGTGATTTTGGTTTGAAATACTACTATATTGTCCTTCTGTAGGGTATGGATTTTGGCTAATCGGTTGTTGTTTACCAATTAAACTGAAATACCCACTATTCACTCCAGATTGAGCTTCTCTTCCTAAATTTACTATTTCTTGGAAAAAACCTCCGGTTTGCCCGTGTTTATATTTTCGACTTTTGTAAATCTTATTATTTTGTCTACGCTTAGTATTCTTTCTTCTTTTTCCACCATTCATAGACGAATTTATTAATTGGTCATCAGAGGTAGATATAGCTGGGTCAATACCACCCACTACTATACCGTTGGGACTCAAAGAAAAATGATTAGACATGGTTACTCCGTTCGTAACCGCTCCACCCGATCCTTGTACTCCAGGCCAAGTACTTACATTTCCTCCGTCCCAGGAATATCCGACGGGTCCATTGACGGGTGTAGTCATGTTGCCACCCGTTAGTATTTTATTACCACCTCTTCCTCCTATAGCACGTTGCGCCTCGTATCTATATTGAAGATTTCGATTAGTCCCTCTTTTTAACGCGGATAAAGATGCTGGTTTTACTTTACTTATAGCATGGCGCTTTTTGTGGTTTTTCTTTAAAGATATGCTCTTAATATTTCTACGAACACCTCCATATTTACCTTTTGTTTTTCTACTCATAGAGCCTTTCTTCTTGTGTTGAGATATCGATTTACCCATATAATATATTATGTAAATATAAATATATTTTTAGTTACAGACAGTGTAATGGAAATACTATTCAATGTCCACATGAGTTAATAAATGGCGTCTACAACACATTTTATTCAATCCTAATTTGTCTAAAACTTCCCCTTCTGGCGTTTTATCAACATAGTCTTCGGTTAAATATATTACCTTGTCTGTTTCCATTCCTCTAGCCATTTTCAATCTTCGAACCTCTCGTTGGTAATATTGATACTTATTACCAATAACCTTACCGCATGTAAAACATTTCACTGGAATAATCATACTGAATTATATATATATTATATTAATTTATATATAAATCAATTTTTTAAACTATTTTACTTATTTGTATCCATGAAACTAGATAAACTTAATTACTTACACATCTTTACAACCCACACCGTAACATTTGTTTTTAAAATAGTAATAGTCAATATCTTTTGTCTTACCATTATTATCTCTTCTGAAAATGGGGCCGTTTTTATCACCCGCATGACATTTTTCTTCGCCTTCTATTTTGGCATATACACAACATGAAGTGGCCACGCAGTTGTCTTTTAACAATTCGCTACAACTGTCTTGTAGTTTTGAGGTATTTCCTTCGTGACTTTTACAAAAACCTGGCCCCATTGTATCGAATGCTTCAATCTCAACTATTTTTTCTATTTTACTCGTTTTAATAGGTAATAGATCGAAGTTTATAATAGAAAAAAATACCATTATACCAATCATAACAATTGCCAAGGAAATCATTATCGGAAACATGCGTTTTAATGAACTCATATTTGAACTACCTAAATCCATGATATACATATTTGAAGATTTTAAATATGTTACATGATTATATTTCTATCAATTGTATTCCTTTAGTTGTTTTAACCTTTTTGTGTTGTTTATCTGATTTGTGGAATTTATTGTGACAAGATTCACATACTGATAACAAATTTGCTGGATGATTCTTATGAAAATGACTAATCATATTATTTTTATCTGCTACACTTTGATGTTGTAAGTGATGTATCTCAATACCCATATTGTTGTTACACATTTCACATACACCTACAACCTTTTTCTTATTAAAATGTGATGATTTTTTTGCCAATACGCCTTCTTCTTCTTTCTTATACTTTCTACGAATTTCGTATGCGTGTTCTAAAAAGTCATCTGGTAAGTGTAACGATTTACATACTTCTAAACCATACATACTTTCGCCAGGACCGTCTTTCATCTTACGATCGTATATAAGTAGATCCTTTTCTATATTATATGAAACTGTCATATGTTTTATACTTATTTTGTCCATCTGTTTGATTTCGTCGTATTTTACTATTTCATGTAAATGCGTAGCAAATATAGCACTTGTTCTCTTTTTATATAACGATTCTATACCTGATACAAATATGCTAACCGCAGAATCATGTTCCGTACCAGAACATAACTCATCCCCTAAAATTAGGCTTTGTTCATTTGCCATTTTTAATATAATACGCAATTCTGACATCTCTACCGCAAAGGTGGACAATCCCTTGAATAGGTTATCATTACCTAATATTCTTGTGAAAATTCCAGTATATGGTACGAACTCGAAATTGCTACATGGTACAAATAGACCAGATTGTGCCATTATTAAACTAATACCTACCGCACGAATTATACTTGTTTTGCCTACCGCATTTGTTCCATAAAGCAACATGATATCATTATCATTCCCTATACTAATATCATTCGATATATACAATTCCGATGTATTTAATTGTTCTATGAGAGGATGTCGGATTTCTTTTGCTATAATGTACGATTTATCGCCCGATTTAATTGTCGGTTTACAATACTTATATTTGTTTGCAATGTAACACATATTTTGTAATAAATCAATGGATGATGTAAACTGAACTAAATTATTAAATTCGTTCTCATACTTTTCCAATTCATGTATAAAGGTATTGTATACGAATATAACCATCTCTTTTATATTTTGTCTAGATTGGGTGATATCATTACATAATTTGGTTATCACTTCATTTGAAATGTTTACATTAGAACCGGTTGAAGTTGATGTATGTACATCGTGTGCAAACTCATATGTCTCTGTTACTCCGTTTACATTTTTATACGACAATTGAACATTGTATTTACCCGCCTGTAATTGTTGTTTTAATATAGTTCCTCTACGACTAGTTGACTGAAGCGTTATACCATTTTTATCCGTTTCATGTATTTTAATAAAATCATGTTTTGTTGATTTGTCTCCTTTGGCAATCAATGTATCTAAGTAGTCGCGGATAGATTCTAATTTATTACGACTGTTCTCATGTAAGTCTATATATTTGTCTAGATCTGTATTAACGCCCTTTTTAATGAAATTAATATCTGTATCTAACGATGTAACATCTTTACATTTATCAATTATGAAAGTATCATTGAACATTCTACTAAACTGCTGACATATTTCTACAATATTCATATTTACTTCCCTAGACAAATAATTAGTTATCATCTCATCATTCATTACAGAAACAAATAATAAATGAATTGTAGAGAGATTATCATAAAAACCAAATAAACTTTGAGGGGGTATTTTTTTCAGGTATATCTGCCTGTTTAATTTTTCGATATCCCTTATATTCTTTAGTTCCGTACGCCAGCCGTTCCAATTATTTTGTTTTAACAAATATTCTGTTATATCGTATTTGACTACCAAAGTATCCTTATTTGTAGTAGGATTTAAAATAGTATTTTTAAAATTTCGCATCCCAATCGAGGTAATACAATTATTCAAAAAACTACTAACCGATGACAATTTTCCTTTATATTTATGATCATCTATTATATTCAATTGTTGTAAACTATGATTTGCCAATAACATTCGGTCCGTGTTGTTTTCGATTACAGGTTCATGTATCTTGTTCACCAAATTTGGATTGTGTTCGTATACAAAATTTAACAAGTAGACATAACTTTGTATTCCATAAACAAACTCAAAGGCTCCATTGTAGAGAGATTCACTAATATTATCAGAAAAGAACTTCATCAACAATTCTCTCTGGTAACATTGCTTCTCCGCATTCTTTACTCGTGTGTCGTCCGACGAGATCACATGTATTTGTTTACTTTCAATCTTTACATAATTAATTATGTCCCTCACTCTATTTTCATGTAAATTTGAAATTAAGATTGTTTCACTCGGATTATAGGTACTAATAAATCTCTCTAACTCATCGTATGTAGTCGGATTATGAATATTTTCGGTAGTAATCTCATAAAAGGAGCTTTTCCCAGTGAAGTTGTCTATTGTTGACATACCGATAATAATATTACCTTTACCATGTAATAATGTCTTTGTATTACAGTGAATCCATATACACGCCATATTGTTGGATATTTCTTCATTGTTGACCGAAAAAAAAGTTCCTGGGGAAAATACGCCCAACAAGCTCCTAGTTGTATTTGTCATTGCTGCGTCTTGATTATATACTACGGCTGTATAGCCATTTTGTTGTATTTTATCTATATATTTCTCTATCATATAATCTCTGAAACCCATCATTAAAGTATCTTCTGTTTTTTTAGCAGACGCCAATTCAGTAAATCGCTTAAAATCAATTACTTGATGTTCAGTTATTTCTTTGGAAACCGGGTCCACTTTGGTATATACCTCGTAAAAGGCGCCAACTTGGAACAGTAATAATGTTTTATCGCCGTATTTCTCTCTAACATTGTCTTTTATGTTGAAATATATACTTATCATGGACATGACACGTTAAATATATATAATGTTTTATGTTTATATTAATTGATAATTATATTACAACCTTACTACTTTGTATGCTAAATGTCGCTATTAGAAAAGGGTCTATTATAACATCTTTCTTTCTTTTACTAGCTCGGTTAGATTGGCTTTTGTGTATGGTATTAGACTTAGTTGTCCCCCTCCGAATAAAAAAACAAAATACATTAAATGATATACAATGATCGATACAACAAAGGTTATGAAAAGCGTAGTCACTAGTTTATTTAACTGATTTAATTGTTTTACATTATATATTCTTGACCAAAATCCATAATATGATGTCTTCTCATTTTCTAGTAGCAATCGTAGTTCTATTGCCATGGCACATATAATCGCCCCTACTAGAGCATTCAATAAAAAGGCTTTGAAATATGAGGTCGCCTTGAAAGTTTTTATTATCGGAAAGAATGACATATCACAGACTTTATATAGTATATTATAGACATATATTTATTTTTACACAGCCGAAGTAGAAAATACATGTTTTACAATTTGTCGTTAGTTTATCGGCATTTTTCGTCGTTAGCATACGCAAAATATCGATTTCCTTATTTTCGAGGATAAAATATGCGATATGCCTTGATATGTAGGGAGCGTTTTTTACAGATTTAATATAAAGGTTTACTAGATGATGTAGGCGGGCACTACATGATGTAGTGAAGGATTATCGACTGAAAAAAAGGCTCTGTACTAGACGAATGTAGAGGATTTACATTTTACATATTTTTCAATTCTATTTTTCAATTTTTAAAATTACACACAAGGTTTTTGTGTTGTTTTTTTAAAATAGGATTTTGAATTTGAAAAGTGGTGAAAAATGACATGAGAGCATAAAGGTAAGGATCCGATTTTATAATGAAAAAATATGTGATTGTAAAAAAGAAGCAAAAAAAATATTTCATGTAAAAGGATTTAGGAGTTTTTTTTGTCATTATAATATAGAAGTAAAATGATGACAAATGATGACAAAAAAAACTCCAAAAAACTTTTAAAATTTTCTTGTACAATATGTTACTTTATGTGCTCTAACAAACAGGACTATATTAGACATTTATCTACTAGAAAACACAAAATGATGACAAATGATGACGAAGAAAACTCCAAAGAATATATGTGTTCATGTGGAAAAAAATATAAATATCGCCAAGGATTGTCGATTCACAAAAAAACATGTAACATCGTAGAAGAAACATCCGAAAAAACAGTCGAAAAAACAGCCGAAAAAACAACAGAAAAAACAGAAAACACTTGTAATAGTGATAAAAATGGTGGATTTGAAATAGACAAGGATTTATTGATAAAGTTGCTTTTGAAGAACCAAGATGTTATGGAGAAAATGATGGAAATTATGCCTCAAATTGGGAATAATTCTCACAATAATATTACAAATAATAATACCACAAATAATCAGTTCAATATTCAAATGTTTTTGAATGAGCACTGTAAAAATGCTATGAATTTAACTGATTTTATAGATTCATTACCGATTACTTCAGAAACATATGATAGTACTATAGAAAACGGATTAACCAAGACGATAACAAATATGCTAGTGAATGGACTAAGTCAGTTGGATATATTGGACCGTCCTATTCATTGTACAGATGCTACTAGGAAGACATTGTATGTCAAGGATGATAATACATGGGAGAAGGACAATGAGCTACTGCATATTCTCAATGGAATAAAAACCCTGTCTATGAAACAACGAACTATGCTCAATAAATGGCAGGACGCGAATATGGGATGGGATACAGACGAGAATCTTCAATCCAGAATGACCCGTCTCGTATTTAATTCAATGACATCGATAGAAACTGATCAGAGAGAGACTGGAAAAATAGTAAGAGCAATAAGTAAAAATGTATATTTGGATACGGATACTAAAAATCAATATATCCAGTTAGCATAATTTGATTATACACATTTAAGATTTTCAAATGTGTAGACATGATATCATTTTTATTCAGTATTTCGTTGTAAAAAATTGTGTAAAGTAACATCATTATTAATATTTGTAATGTCGCCTGCCAATATTGATTCTTCATATAATGTCCTTAATACATCATTTGGTGCGACTGAACCTAACTTAAGCAAGTTCTTGTCATACAAGAACTTTTTGATTTCTGTTATAGGTTTTTGTTTCAATATACTATGCTCACGCTTTATTTTTCTCCTAGTAGCATTATTTTTTATTAGTACTGATACATTACCACCATATTTTCCCAGTTTAAAAGTAGTTTTTTTTGTATGTCTAGTCCTTTGTTTAATTTTATTATGCTTACTTTTGTGATGCCTACTGTTGTTATTCGAATTGGTTTGTATATTTATTCTACTATTCTTATTATTATTATTATTATCACTATAAGTGGTACTATCACGAGTATTTTTAGACATATTGTATCGAATGGATGACTTTTTCAATGTTTTATTGTGAAATTGTCTATATGTTGGCTTATTGCCCCCTTTTAAACATCCGAATTGAGGAGTATTTATATTAATATTGGTATTATCATTATTGTATGGTTCTGTATTATATTGTTGTATAGGAAGTATAGGATACGCAAGTGGCATAGTAGGAACAGATGGCATAGTATGAACAGATGGCATAGGAACAGATGGCATAGGAACATAGGGCATAGGAACATAGGGCATAGGAACATAGGGCATAGGAACATAGGGCATAGGAGTAAGTGACATAGTAGGAGTATGTACATTCATACCACCATGTAACCTATTATGACTTGTAACATTGTTTGTAATATTGTTTGTAATATTGTCATCATCAAAATTAGGAGGTAAGTCTATAGATATCTGCGAGAGATCTGGGTATGTTGTGTTTCTATTTTTACCTTCATTATTATTATTATTATGCTGATTATTTGTGTTCTTCAAAGTCTTGTTTTTTCTTCGTTTATTTGAATTGTGATGTTTTTTTTGCTCACTTATCTTTTCTAAATATTCCATTGAATTTAAAAAGTCGTCATTAAATACTTTATCTTCTTTAGATGTTAATTCAGTTGATTCCGCGCCTGGGTTTTTCCTTGTTTTTTCGTCTTGTTGATAGTTTTTTATTTTTTCGTCTTGTTGATGTTTTTTTATTTTTTCAAGTAGAGTTTTCCTTAAAGTAGTCGGTTTGATAACTACGGTTGGTTTATTTTTCTTCTCTTTTTTTCCTACCGACTTTCTAGTTTTATTTAAAGTTAAAAATGACTCTGTAAATTGGATTATTTTTTTATCACTCATAATATATTTTTATCTATAAAATATTGTGATTAAATTAACAATATAAAGTACTATAAATTTGCGCGAGTCTTTCTTTCTCGATCCGTTTTTTGTTTGTGCTATTCATACTTTTATACAATTCCAACCCATTTTCCATATCCTGTATGGAAATTTTCGTTTTTTCATCAGCTGGCAAACAAAATACACGTTTGCTATGGGCAATCTTTACTTTTGAAAAAAGAGTTTCCATATCACGCCCATAATACGAAAACAACGATTTATTTTTTTCAAACCAACTATCAAGTAAAGAATCTTTAAGACTCCATTTACTATCTACTACCTTTTTCTCAAATATAAGTCGTAAATCAGAAGCACTATACTCATCGATCTGAAACTTCCAGGTAAATCTAGATTCCAACCCAGAATTATAACTAAAAAAACATTCGTACAACTCTTTTTCGTATCCAGCAATGATACACATAAGATCATTTTTATGGTCACTCAATGCTTCGCATATAATATCAATGCTTTCTTTTGAAAATGAGTCGGTCGTGTCTTTGTTTCCCAAGGCATATGCTTCGTCTATGAACAATACCCCTCCAAGTGATTGTTTAATAACATCTTTGGTTTTTAGAGCAGTTTGCCCTAAATACCCGGCTATGAGATCATCTCTAGTAACTTTTTTAAATGTATTATTTTTCAAGATACCGAGCGAACTGAATATTTTACCAATCACCTTTGCCACTTCGGTTTTTCCGGTACCAGGTGGTCCATAAATAACAGTATGCATATAGTCAGAATTGTTAGGTGAAATAGTATGAAGATCTTGTATAAAGTATAATATTTGATCAACTATATTCTCCTTGATAGTTTTCATACCAATCATATTATGTAAATCAATTAAATAAGGTCTTATATTATGAAGACTGGTCATGTTAATATTGTATGTAATATTTTCTGCCAATGGATATTTGTCACACAACTCAATAAAATCATGTAAATTTTTAATATCAACAATAATATTCACGTGTTCTTTTAAAAACATGTCAGCCGGGTAAGGCTCCAATTTCAAAGGAATATGTGGTATAATATTCATCATTCCTGAAAAAAAAGGCGAATAGTAGTCGGTATTATAACTAGTTTCAGCATTATATAATATTTCGTTTACATTATTATTATTATTAATCGGTTTACTACTAGTTTCTAGAATGGTATTTGTTATTTTACATGGTGTATTGATTCTTAGTAGTGATTTATCATAATCAGTATCCATATATATGATAAATTTGTTCGGTTGTTTCATTACAGTAGTGTATATTCAGTAAAAATGGTACTATTTTAAGTCATTTTTTTCAGATCTCTAAATATTACTAATAAATACGGATAAAATACCGAAGAATGTATAATCCGATAATATATATATGTTTATTAAAGAATATAAAAATAAATTGATGTTATATTTAATTTATAGGATGATTCAACCAACAACCATAATGGAGAGCATTAATAAAATGAATCTCAATGATATCCCTAAAGAATTTTTAGAAACCCCGTGGGCGGTAATAGAGTCGTACTTTAAGGATCAATATTTAACACAACTAGTTAGACATCAGTTAGAATCATATAATAATTTTGTAACATATCAAATCCAAAAAACAATTGATATGTTTAACCCAGTTCAGATATGCAGTGATCATGATTACGACAAAGATAGCGGTAAACACAGTCTAGAAATATACATTACCTTTGAAAACTTTCATATATATAGACCTCAAATACACGAAAATAATGGCGCATCAAAGCTAATGTTTCCGCAAGAAGCACGCTTAAGAAATTTCACATATGCATCAATGATGACAGTCGATTTAAATATTAAATATATAGTACGAAGTGGACCTAAGTTAGAGAATAGTCAAACATTTTACAAGAGCTTACCTAAGATTCATATCGGGAAGTTGCCAATTATGTTAAAGTCCAGTGTTTGTGTGCTTAGCCAATATCAACATATCAATGAAAATGTGAATGGCGAGTGTAAGTTTGACGCAGGAGGGTATTTTATTATTAATGGAAGTGAAAAGACAGTATTGGGACAAGAACGAGCAGCAGAGAATAGGGTATATTGCTTCAATGTTAGTAAAAATAATAATAAATGGAGTTGGATGGCTGAAATCAAGTCAGTACCAGATTTTAAATGTATTAGTCCCAAGCAAATCAGTATGATGGTGTCAACTAAGAATACTGGGTTTGGATCATCTATTTACATTCAACTTCCACGGCTCAAACAACCTGTACCACTATTAATAGTATTTCGTGCATTGGGTGTCATATCTGATAAGGATATATGTGATAAGATTATATTAAATCTAGATGATTCAAAATATAAACGAATGAAGTATGGTCTTCAGGGAAGTATTGTAGAAGCTAGTAATGTAATGACAAAGGATGATGCTATTAAATATTTAACGACATATGCCATGTACACTCCAATTAATATGGATCGTGAATCTGGTATTAAAAAAAAGCTAGAATTTACAAAGGATATTTTGAACAATGATTTGTTTCCTCATTGTCGCGACGAAGTTCAAAAAGTATACTTTCTTGGATATATGACAAATAAATTACTGAGATGTAGCTTTGAATGGATCCAGCCAGATGATAGAGATTCTTATTTAAACAAGAGGGTAGATTTATGCGGAATTCTCTTGAATAACCTATATAGAAATTATTTCAATAAATTAGTAAAGGATATGCAGAAACAAGTCATTCGTGAGATAAATAACGGTTCATGGAGATCAACTGACGATTATCTTAATATAATCAACGCCACTAACATTTATAAAATTATTAAATCTACTACTATTGAAAATGGATTGAAACGAGCACTGTCAACCGGTGACTTTGGTATAAAAAATGTAAACAGTAACAAGGTGGGTGTAGCTCAAGTCTTGAATAGGTTGACATATATTTCGAGTTTAAGTCATTTAAGGCGAATTAATACACCGATCGATAAAAGTGGTAAACTGATTCCCCCTCGTAAGCTACATAATAGTTCATGGGGTTTCTTATGTCCAGCAGAAACACCAGAAGGAGCCAGTGTAGGTGTTGTAAAGAACATGAGCTATATGAGTCATATTACAATTCCTAGTAATAGCGGTCCTATATACGAATATGTACTACCGCATATAATCCCATTATCAACCCTGCCAGCACAAGCATTAGACAAATATGTTAAGGTATTTGTAAATGGAGCATGGGTTGGTGTAAGTAATGATCCGTATACACTATTTAAAAATATTCAAGACAAAAAGTACAGAGGTATTATCAACATATATACCTCTGTGATATTCGATTATAAAAACAAGGAAATTAGAATTTGTAATGATGCTGGTAGATTGATTCGTCCAATTCTGCGCGTATCTAATAATAAAATTATACTTCAAAACTCAGTAGTAGACCGTGTAAAGTCTGGTGAATTGGTATGGAACGATCTACTCACTAATTTAAAAATAGACAATTCAGTTATAGAATATATTGATCCAGAAGAACAAAGTTTTAGTATGATTGCCATGAAGCCGCGTGATTTGTATAAAGAAAATCAGTTCATATACAAATATACACATTGTGAAATTCATCCTAGCACCATATTTGGTATTCTAGCATCTTGTATCCCTTATCCGGACCATAATCAAAGTCCTAGAAATACATATCAATCGGCCATGGGTAAACAAGCGATGGGTATGTATGTAACAAATTACGATACTCGTATGGACAAAACCGCATATGTATTAAGTTATCCAGCCCGTCCTCTTGTAGATACAAGGTTAATGGGTATGGTTCATTTGGACAAGATTCCAGCTGGGTCGCCCGTCATAGTGGCAATTATGACCCATAGTGGTTATAACCAGGAGGATAGTTTATTGTTTAATCAAGGTTCTATTGATAGAGGTTTATTTCAAGCCACTATCTATCATACTGAAAAAGACGAGGACAAGAAGATTAATGGAGACGAAGAAATAAGATGTAAGCCAGATCCAACCAAAACCAAAGGTATGAAGTATGGTAATTACGATAAAATTACAAATGCTGGAATCATTCCAGAAAACACATTGTTAGAAAATAATGATGTTATTATTGCCAAAGTTGTTCCTATTAAGGAAAACAGGAATGATCATACCAAGGTTATTAAATACGAAGATTTAAGTCGTACATATAGAACACATGAGGAATCGTATATTGATAAAAATTATGTTGATAGAAACGGAGATGGTTATAGCTTTTGTAAGGTTCGTGTACGAACAGTAAGAAGACCGGTGATTGGAGACAAATTTAGTAGTCGTCATGGTCAAAAGGGTACGATTGGTAATATTATACCGGAATGTGATATGCCATTTACCGCTTCGGGATTAAAACCGGATATTATTATTAATCCCCATGCTATCCCCTCTAGAATGACAATTGGTCAATTAAAAGAAACACTTTTAGGAAAAGTATTGGTAGAATTAGGGTTATTTGGCGACGGAACATCGTTTGGTGACCTATCCATTGACTTTATTCGTAAAGAACTAGTGAAATTAGGTTACGAAAGTAATGGCAACGAACTCATGTATAATGGACTAACTGGAGAACAGATCGAAACAAGTATATTCATTGGTCCTGTATTTTACCAGCGTCTAAAACACATGGTAAACGACAAACAACATAGTCGTTCTATTGGTCCGATGGTTAATCTAACTAGGCAGCCGGCAGAAGGAAGAAGTCGTGACGGGGGTCTACGTTTCGGAGAGATGGAACGAGATTGTATGTGTAGTCACGGTGCTTCTAGATTTACAAGAGGTCGATTATACGATGCTTCTGATAAATATCAAGTACATGTGTGTAATAAGTGTGGTTTAATAGCCGCATATAACAATACAATGAAGATCCATGTATGTAAAACATGCGACAATCGTGTAGATTTCAGTTATGTTGAAATTCCATATGCATGTAAGTTATTATTCCAAGAATTACAAACAATGAATATTGCTCCAAGAATCATGACATAAAAATAATACACAAATACAAGTAACAGGCAAGACAATAGTCGATAATACTACATGGTTTAGCGATTCTGTTATTTCATAAATTTTTTATATGAGAGATATATATATAACATGCCTGGCTGTGGAAATCAAAATAGTAATGAAGCATATGTAAATGCCGGAAGACCCGGTATAGCACTAAGATTAATAGGTGGTGGTGGAAATGGAAGTTCAGGATCAGGTATGGACGGTGGATCTAATCGTGAACAGATGCGTTTTACTTTACGCGAAGCATGGAATGGAAAAGCAGCAACTAAAACAGTTAACGGGACTAAAATATCGGCTACCCCTTTTAGAGCAGTTAATAATGCCGGAGATTTATTAAACAGACAATATTATACATCTGGTGGTTCTAACCAGGTTAAGACCGGTAGAATCAGACTCGCGGCAAATCAATCTGCTAATATTTTAGCGGGAAGTATTTTTGCCAAAAGTGACGGTACTAATGTTCCCAGCGCAAATACCAATGTGAAGTATGTATATGATGGATCTGATTATACTAAATTTAAGAAACAACAAGCTGTTAATCGAAATTACAATGATTGGAGTTATGGTGGATCGAATAACAGTTCTCAAGGGGCATTAGCACGGGTCCGTCATTAAACCCATTTTGTTGTAATATTAGTGTCTTATAATCTAAAATAAATAAATAAAATTTTTATATATCATCTTTATTATATATAAAAATGATGTATACTTATAGATTTAATGGTCCTAGCGATCAAGGTATATTATTAAAAAATCGTGGAAATAATGCTCAGTTAGATAGCAAAATGGCTATGCCGCAAAAGTTTTATCCTAGTGCGGGCGATTCAATGTTTTCGACTGCTCGTAAAACATTTATTACTGAATACGGTAACGGTGAGAATATATTAAACAAACATAGCGATTCTTCTCAATACATTCATGTAAAAAAATTTAATGCCATTGGTAAATCTTCTCAGTTGAACATATCTAGAGAAAACCCATTGTCATTTAGAGCACAAGACACCACTAGTAGAAATAGTGCAATCAGAAGATGTAGATCTGGTGGATGTGTTGCTCCAAAGAAAAAAGGAGCCCTAGAAAATACATACAAATCTGGAGGTAGTTCTTCTTTATCAGGTAGAGGTAATCGTCAATATATAGTACCGGTTCGAGATATGACAATATTGCCGGTTCAAGATATACCAATATTGTTACCTGTTCAAGATACAACAATATTATATACACCAGCCGAATTATCCTCGCATAAAACGATAGGGGATATTTGGATAGCATACAGTGGTAATGTTTATAATATATCGAGTTATGTATCCGAATTGAATAGTCTTCATACGGTGTCAACCGCCAATACGCAATTTTTTGCAAGCATATATTGGGGGAGAGATATAACAACTATTACAAACAATCAACATACGAATACACAATCACAAACTGTATTAGACATGCTAGAGCCATATTATATCGGCAAATTACAAATTTAATTTTTGTATATTTAAATATATATATAGATGAACAACTATCTTGTTGAATTTTTAGGAACACTTTTTTTCCTCTATGTTATCCTTGCTACAGGTAATGCGTTAGCAATTGGTGCTGCGTTAGCACTAGCTATATTAGTAGGTGGACCCATTTCAGGGGGTATGTTTAACCCGGCAGTATCTGTAATGATGGTATCTGCTGGTAAATTACCGAAGAATGAACTAATGCCATACATATTGGCTCAAATAGCCGGAGGTTTAGCTGCATTAGAACTATATAAACGCGTTAAACTATAATACAAAAGAATGTTACTTTTTACATCTGTAATGATTTACACTCTATTCAACTGTATAATAATAATATTTTCTATAATTATTATATAATAATGTCAGATCTCTATAGAACACCGCCATCTAGTCCTGGCAACCAATCGGTTCCATATGCTCCACAAAAATACTTGTCACCTTCTACACCCCCACCTAATATGCCTCCAACTCCTCCTGCTCCTAAAAAAACATTTTTAGATGGGTTTACTAATTCAATGAAGAGTTTATATGCTAACTTAAAAACACCACCCAAAGCAGCAAATCAAGGTATGGATAGTGGTGCTGTTTCTACACCGGCAAATAGTCAAACCTCCATATTCGATGGCGGTAAAAAGAAGAGAAGGACTAGACATGGCATGAAAGGCAAAGGCAAGGGCAAAAGCAAAACTGGTGGTAGTTATAAGAAGAAGGGCATGATGTCAAAAACTAGAAAGGGTAAAAAGGGTCGTAAAGGAAAGCATTCTACTTATAAACGATAAACATACAGTTCATTTTGAATGGAACATACATACGCTAAAACATAATAAAATTTATTCAACAGGAATTATTATGTTTGTCAACTGTTTTACAATATACATCATTACACCTGCCATTATATCATATTATATCGTTAAAATAGTATGATATAATGGTGTAAATATATTAAGATAATACATGATATTTATATTCTATTTTCTCTCCTTGATTCGTTTCATAATGTTTAATAGTAAATACACGCCCATCACACCCAACGAAGCATAGAACAATTGTACCAAAGTGTCATTCGGTATTTTTCCTCTAGTTCGGTTTGTAAATGATTCACGACATACTTGTCCAGTGATTGGGTTCTTATTTCCATTATTAGATCCAAAATCACAGGCGTTCATATTTTGTAAATCGGTAGTGGTAACATGTCTTGTTTCAGTTCCGCGGTTATTATTAACATCAATCGTTTCTAAGGTTATTTCCTGACAATCTGGCTGACTACCAGAAACAAATGATTGAAATATAAGCATTGGGTTTAATGCGGAAAGATTGCTCATAGTGCCTGGTACCAATCCTTCAAACTGTGAAAAATTCATTCCAGAAGCTGAACTAATAAAGGGTATTGAACCATTCGGTACATTATTTATGTACATATATCTATCGACTATTTTACCCGAGGCTTTATCCTTACATGTAGCTGCTGTTTTCAAAAAAAATTTATCACCTAGTGGACCACCTGTCCTAGAAGCACCTCCTCCACCAGTGACTAATAATTCAACATAATTAATTAGACCAGCAACATCCGCAGCGATTGTCGATATACTACCATTGGAACTCATCCCCATTTCATCAGGCGATTTGATTTGTTTCCAATATTGATAATCTGGTCCTAATATCTGTTCTTCTAGACCTTTTGCATCTTCCAATACTTCCTTGAAAAAATTAGACATTGATATATATAATCAACATAAAAATTATTGATTTACGATAGACAGTGAAACATTCGAATCGAATCGATTCATTCATTCACAAAATGGGATGGATGGTTGTACTACATTGTTTCGTTTATGGTGCCTTATTCAGAAGAAGGATTGGCAGGCATATTAAATGTGCTTGGGTCTTCATCTGCTATTTTTTGATTTTGTTGACTTGCCTTATTATTCGTTGGAGACATTGACTGCATCAAACTATTGATAGTCTGACTATTTTTTTTTATATCATCAGTATTCTTAGAAACATCCTTGGCCAAGTTTTCGGTTAATTTGCTTGCCTTGGTGGTTTCTGGATCAATTAATTTTGATATATCGTCAATCTTTTGTTTTAAAATACTGATATCTTCTGCATTTTTGTTTGCTAAAATTAAAGGATCTTCTGAATTCGATGGGGATTTATCACCAGTTGCTCCAGTTGCTCCTTCAATAATAGTCGGTTTAGTAAAATAATTGAGGATAGAATTAATAATTAGTATAAAAAAAAACACGATCAGTATGTTAGTAATCATTTATATATTATTAGTATTTTCTTTTTACAAAATTTAAGATTTACTATGATTTTCTTTCTTCTATTACTATATACTGATATGTCTAAACCAATTAATTTTAGTTATTCCAATAATTTGTCATCTAGTCGACAGCCTCTAATTAAGATAAAATCGTCTAGCTCAGCTGGAATTATTGGCGGTATGAGTAGACCAAATACTAATTTAGGTCATAATCCAGATGTCACTATAGAAATAATCAATAGTGCCCAAGAATTCGCCGGACCCTTCGGAAGAGCTTATCCAATGAAACATTGGAGAAGGCAATTAAATGTAAATGGAAACAGCGGTAGAAGTGCAGCATCTATTAGTATTGTGAATAGACCTGGCGGCACTGTATTTAGGGGCTATAATGCCACGAATGATTGTAGTTGCGATGTTTCAAATAACATGTATATTACTTTCAATGACAAATTTTTACAATCCCCATATAAAAGCATTAAACCACCCGCACAAATTCCTATAGCATCTGGGACAAACAATACAAACAAGCTACAAAATAATGGTTATATTCAAGTAGGTGATCCGAACAACGGTGGATATGAAATCCAAACCGGAATATACAATACAAAGAATATATGTTGTACACCCCAAAACAATATTATCAAGTCAGCTGTTACTCTACTAAGTAAATCATATTATAGTGACTCTAAGGCATACTTAAAAGCAAGATGTAAATTATATAGCCAGAAGCAGTCTATTCAGGAAATTTCCGGTAACATATATACATCAAATGTCCTAAGTGAAAATTCTACCCAATTTAATACTAATAATTGTGCTTATCCGCAACAAACAGGAAAGTCTAATACATGTAATATAACATATTATAAACCGAATAACAGTCAGTTTGCTACACAAGGAGCAGTTGATAATGGTACCCGATTAGCAAAACTAAAATATGATACTATTACTAAGAATGGAGCATCATTTACATCCGCATTTGGTCAACAAAGCGCAAATGCTGGTAGGTATCAAGGTGGGTATAATGGCGTCGCGCCTTATTTTTTGAAAAATAAATTACAAAAACCGGTGACATATAGAAGAAACGGAAAAAAAACAGTTTGTTCTCAAAACGGAAACAACTGTGGGCCTGGTCAAACATTGTCTTCTTTTTGGGGATCTATCAACTAATTACATATATGATGGTTATTCACTATTTCTAGAAATTTGGTCAGGTTCAGTAAAATCATAATATAATAGTTTATCGATATCATTTAGTTCTGACTCACTATCATTTAGTTCTGACTCACTATCTATATTACTGTTACACAAGTCAATTATTTCAGTAGTATCTATTTTGTTTTTAATCATTAGTTCAGTAATATCTTCAATATCACTATCACGGTCTTCATTTTTCATGTTTTTATTTACAATACTACCATTATTTGTTTCGCTATCAGTAATATTATCTGTAACAATATCATTCACTATATCATTCACTATATCATTCACTATATCAGTGACACTATCCTTTACAATAATATTACTCTTGTCATTATTTGTGTTATCATTATAATGATTACTAATATGGATATGCGTATTATCTGGCTCCAATTTTACAATAATTGTACCACCAGTTTGAGTAACCTTGTAAAGATCAAAACAATGATAAATACTATTAGATATACTATTGATATACATGAGAATAATATTATGTACGCGTGGTATACGATAATTATATTTACTACTAGTAACAAATACATTGATTTGAATAGAAACGGTTAATATACTGGTTGAAACTATCAATATAATACTACACAACACAATACAAGCTATACTAATTATTTCTAGAATTGTATTACATATCATACGGACAATGACTTTACTATCCTCATAATCACGATTATTTTTGTCTTTACAATCCAAATTGTTATCATCGTTATGGTTACCTGTATTAGTATTCATGTTACTCAATCTATATTCCATTCTCGGATAATTATATACTGTAATAATTATTCGGTTTACATTATCAATTTTTTTATAAATACACCAAATTTATTTATAAAAAATGTACAAGTTATAAATTACATATTCATAAAATATTTATTTAATCCATCACTAGTTCGCGGGCCATCATATTCCTTTGTTTCTCCAGATTTGTCCATCACCAATACAGTAGGGAAACCTTTTATGTTATATTTTTCCAAATCGTCGCCTGCCTCGCTCATTTCAACCTTTTTCATCTTAATATTGCCTGTGTAATTTTGAACGAACTGATCCCATTCAGGAGTAAATCGTTTACAATGTCCACAGTTTGTCATATAATAATAGGTACATGACGCTGGATTTCCAAATGTTTCAAACATTGACACTTTTCTAAAATAGACACGATAGACAATTAATAGAACTAGGTAAACGAATAATAATTTAACAACCATATGAGACTTTTTCCACAAGCTCGTAACTGAATTCATTTTCATCAACATTTATATATTACTACAACATAAAAATATGCGACATCAAGGTGTATTCAGAAAAATATTATTACACGTGGCAGTTTTATTGTATGGTATATTATGTTTTTCACACCATTGAACGCATTTATGAATAAAATTTTTTTTCAGGGCTTCAATCTTTTCACTTTTATTTTTACAAGTGAATAATGAAATGGTAGAGTTAATATTTTCTATTTGTTGTTGGCCAAATATAGCATTGTATTCTTCTATTTTGTTAATGTAATAATAATCATGTTCTTTATTTAAAATCGAGGATAGGTGTGTATATTCTTTCAACTTGGGATATTCGCACATAATGTTCTGGATAACAGCAGAACAGTTACCTTTAAAGAACTTACACACAATGTATTTTTCAGAGTTAGCTAGTCTACTAGTATTGGGTTTGATTATAAACACTTGCTTATACAAAGTAGATAACAAGAATAATATGTCACAGGTTGTTTTTGTGAAAATATCAAAAATTTTGAGTATAAAATGACCGTTTAGTTTTTGCATAGAAATAGCAAAACTTACTTGAGCAAATAACAAATTAGTTGCTAGAGTTTCTTGCTGATTGAAATCAGTAGAAAAATCAAAACCACCATCAGCTGTAATAATATCCATAGAATTGTGATATTTATCATGACAGTATTTTAAATTATTCAAATCTAACAAATCACCAGTACCTGTAGCCCCATACTCTATAATAACATTACTGTGTTTTTCCAAAAAATTGGATGTTTTTCTCCATCCAGGTACATTATTATCTTCGCTGACTAGTGTCATTCCATAATACTGGTCATTTGGATTGTTTCTTATATGAGATATGGCTTCAATAAAACCGCCGGGTCCTTCCGCTAAATGAAATGTATTCATACTGGTAGAAGAAGCATAATTGTCTAATAAATTAAGCTGAGTAGTGATTTCAATCATCTTATAAAAAGATCTAGACAGGGGCTTTAATTTACTAACCGATTGTTTTGTAGTCGGAATAATAGTATGGATAAATTCGTATGGGTTTGTATATTTTTTAAAATAATCCCAATTTTCAGAGTTAATATCAATCTGTTTTTTTATTGTATTTATATAATTATTCAAGGTTTGACAAATATACATGTCATTAGTATTGCTATTGACATTCAATGATATTTTAGGAGGTCTTATGTGAATTTCAGGTAATATAAAAAAACTCATATGAGAGAACGATATTTATATATTAAAAATATATTTAGATTGTTTTTGTTAAAGACAATATACCTGTTTGTTACATGAATAATGTATAGTATTTTATTCAGGTGTTTCTTTACTATTTGCCTGTAACTTTAGTTTACGCTTCAACTTTTTAGGTTGTTGTTTTGGTTGATCTATAATTTCTTGTTCAGTAGCCGATACAATTGCCTCTCTTTCCTGTATTTTTTCCAATTGTTCTTGTAATTTGGAACTACCAATTAATGTGTTATACACCGCTCTGGTATCTACATTTCTGATTTTCTTATAAATAAAGTAATTATTATAGAATGATATTTGTTTTTCGCTAGAACTCATTCGGGTAGCTTGTCCGTATTGAAATTTCTTTTTAGGGTTTTTATTGATTTCGTTTTCCATAAGTCCGTACAATTGTTGAAAAGAGCCAACACTATCAGGTATGCCTATTTCGGCAGATTCATCGCGAGATAATAATACAAAACCATAGTTCTCCATAAGTCTATGTAAATAGTCAAAGTTGACTAGATACTCGCGAAAAGTTTTATTTATTGATTCTTGATATACATCAATCGCATAACCTAGCGAGGTTTCGTCGTTTTCAAAACTATCATCATCATATTGTTTTGTCATTTGCCATAATTTATTATTATCTTGCATTATAGACATACTTTCTCCTTGGGACAATCCGCGTAACGCATCAAATATGGCGTTTCCATTATAACATCCGCCAACAAAGTATCCTTTTACCTTGGTACATTCGCTTACATTTCGTAAAAACTGATTGACTGTTTTTTTATTTTCAAAGAAATAGTGAAGTGCAAATTGACACGAACTAATATTAAATCCTTCATTCGCCTTGCCATATTGTCTATAAACTCCGGCGCCTAACCGATCTTTTTCCTTGGTACCTTCACCAAATATAGCCTTTGTAATGGTCTTGGCCTTTTCACTATAAAGGGCCTCACCGTCTTTAATATTAAATGATGAGTTTCCATGTACGAATAAGGCATGGGGCATAACTTTATAATCTTTACGATAATTTAGATATCTAGCACACGCACCATCTATACGATTTTCAATATTATCTTTTGAAATATCTATACCAAATACAAACGATAGTTTTGCTAATATCCACTTGGGTAGGTCACCCCCTTTACCAACCGCGTAATCAATTAGCGTGTTTCCTTTATTAGCAACACTCGTTATCAACATTTTTTTTACGAATAAATTATGAAAATCTCGTAATCCTTCTGTTTTGGAAGTACCTGAAACACGATTATAATATACATCGTCATCACCTAATTCATTTGGTATGTCTAATCCAGATCGTATCATTCGCTCGGTAATTGGATTATGAATAGAATGCCAGTTAGTGTTGGCGACATGATACGCATTACCATATTGCGGAAATCCTTTTCTGTATTCCGCTGTTTTATCATATCTAACACGCAGAGGAACCCATCTCCATTTCTTTTCAAGGGTCAAATCATAACGAAATTCAACGATCATTTCATCCTCAAATACCTCACCTTCTTCGGTTATGAGCCGTTTATTGCCACTTTGATCGCTTTGTAACATTATATTACAAATATTAGCTTCTGCATCATATGGGTTTGTAGGATAAAATGGCATGGGTTTATATATACCTTTATCCTTATTAGTAATATCACCACATAAGCTTTTATTATTGTCAATCTTTTTGTCACTGAACTCGGGCAAATTGTCATCAATGACATCCGCACAAGGATTAATATATCCGTGGATTTTTTCGTCAAATCCAACGCGTAATATCAATGTTTTATATTGTGATAATTGTTCATAGGCAGAGGTATTGGTACCTTCTTGGAAAATATTACCAATAAAATCTTCACTACCATTCACATCTTTCTTTGTAGTAATCAAGAAATCAATTGTATTGAATTCCGGTGGCTTCCATTTAAAAGAATACTTCCAACTAGGTTTATTACGAGGACCGGCCTGTCCAGGTTTATCACAAGCAACACCTAAATACGCAGGTGTAAATATCAATCCATCTACTTCATACTCGTATAGTCCTTGTTTTTGTTGGTCGATAATGGTATTACAACATTGAAAGATACTCAAATTGCTACTTTCTGCCTTGAAATTTTTGTGTTCAATACGAATGGGAGATGGTTTATCGGTTATAGTTGATATAGCTCCTAAACTTTTAATAATGTTAATCAATACAGGTAATCTATACTTGGTTAAAACATACTCTCCTCCTTCATCGACTGGTGGGGGAATAAATGAATTCGCACGCACATCTTTTTTATTGATAATATAAACATCAAAGGCGGCATACAAGTTAATAAATTCACCCTTTTTATTATGTAATATATGTTCTCCATCTATTATCGTTTCGAATAAATCCACATTTTTCGTCATGGATCCAGTAAATTGAACATTCATATTTGTATCAATTAAATAGATTCTACCATCTTTATGAATGTAAAGCAATTTTCTCATACCATCTGCCTTTTCAGTTACTGTATAATCTTTACGAATATTTGGTATAACCGTATCCTCATTAATAGGCGCAATATTTGAAATCTGTAATGTGGCAGATGAAGGTCCCAAAAACATTTTCGGGTTCATTCTCATTTTTTCATTATAATCTTTTCCATAAACTAATTTTAAATACTGAGTACCAACATTTCGAATTTCACTATATGGTACAGGATAATTTGTATTTTGTAGTCCAGATAGAACATATATGATGGCTTTTCTTAAAGCCTTTGATAATATTGTACTGGTCGAATATTTTGTACCAATCCCTACTTTATCATTCAACACTTCCAATTCAATTTCATACTTTTCTATGTTATCAAATACCTTGGCAGATTGAACTGTATATTCTGGTCGTTGCTTGTATTGTTTACGACCCCTGAATTCGGTTTGTTCCATTTCACCTTCCTTGACGATACTTAAATCAACACGAATCGGCAAGTCGGCATGAATGAACGAGGTTCTGTTTAAATAACGAAATGTCTTTTTGTTTTCTGTCCACGATGAAATAATACTCTCAGCAAAAGCACCATATGCCCGTATCTTTTTCTCAGTTTGAAATGATGCGCGTAAATTGAAATCATCAATATTAACTGGGAAAATCGGTTTATTATCAACAATAGCCTTGTCCTTCTGAGTAAATTCGGGATGTAAATTTTTGAGTGAATTAGTTTCACAATATTGTTGAATTTCATGAATACCATTTAATTCGACACGCAATTTCGTCTCTTGTGTTCGTCCGGTTTCTTTATTCAAATATTCACTATTCATTTTCAAAGTATATGCGTTAACATCCAACAATTCGAATCCAGACGATTTTAGTTTTTGAATTACATTGTCAAAATCAATTTTAGAAATTGATTTCACACCGCGTGTTCCAAAACGAATCTCCAACTCTGGATTAATGCCTACTGTTTTATTGGTTACATTTTCTAAATATTTATCTATAATATTATCAAATTGCTGCTGTTAATTTAATTCAGACATCTAAGTAGTATATATACATGAACATATTATTTTATATTAGTTTCAATTTTTAATTAAATCGTCGTTTTTACTGGTCACAAACTAATATTTCATACGGAACCTGTTTTACACTTGTAAATATTAGGTGTGTATAACTACAAATAACTTAAAATAGCTTGGTACATTTGAGGTCTAGTCATGTTTGCGTAATCAATATGGATCTTATTACAAATATCGCGTAAATCGTTGATTTTATAACTAGAAATTGACTTTAATGGCTTATCTAAATTTTCCAACTTCCAAAAATGGTTACGATAATATTCCAACTGATCAACGGTTAAGTTGCTTTTTAATCCATATGTATGATCTTTCTTTTCAATAACATATACAGGTTTGTTAACATTTGTCGATATTTCGTAAAACTTTTTATTATCGATGTAAAAAATATTAATGTCAAACAAATAACACATTGCTTTAATAGTTGTCATTGATATTTTCAAACAATTTGCCAATTCATCTTCAACCGTATTTTTACTTACTTTAATCGGCTTGAAAATCTCCTTTTTATTACGAATATCTTCGATCCATTTGTATTTTACCTCTTTTTCTTTCGTAAAAAAATTATTAATTGTATCATACTCGTCAAACCCATATAATGTGATGTAAAAACACCAAAACAAACCATCTTTTTGTTTCGGATAAAAAATATTATCAGCAGGGTTTATAATATTTTTTGGATGGTTAGTAGTCTTATTATTTTTACTATTGTTAGAATTATTTTCACTCGAACCTTTAATAAAAGACATGTCTTTAAAATTAGTTATATTTTTCATAGACATTGTATATGGCGATAAATTGCGAATAAAATCGTTACTTGACATGTAATGTAGTGTTAATCATATTACTATTGTTATCTTTAATATCTTTGAAATATGTATTAGACAATATATTCTTCTGAGACTCGATATCATTTAATTGTTTTTCCTGATTATGTACATAATCTAAATAATTGACTAATTCAGTAATAACCGATGAATTTACATTAGTTAAATTAATAAATACACCATTAGCATTCTCGTTTAAAGTACATTTGTCATTTTCGCGCAAAATCTTTAAAATTTCAATTTGATGAAACTTACTCAACAATTCAATTTTTTCTTTCAAATTATTAAGGTTAATGGTTGTCATACTTATAAATAGGATATTATCTTGTATTTAAATCCTTGAAGAATTAGAATTAGGTGATAATTAGTTTTGGTTTCTTCTGAACATTTACTTTACCTTTTGGCTTATACGATTGTTCTGCCTTTGGTTCAACTATCTCCCCAATTATACTAACATGTTCATCATTTAATTCATATCGTTGCCCAATTACACGAATAGTAATATCATCGTTTTCTTTAATCGAATTAAAATACGAATTATTATAATGATGATCCCTACTCACATATACAACGATTGGAGACTTTTCTTCATTATTTATTAATGCCCGGATACCAGCCTGAGTCATATTTTTTACATTACATTTAATCATCATTCCTTCAACCGGGCAACACACTAAACATTCAAATATAACTTCAAACATGACATAATTTTCCACTAAAATACCACTAGAATAAGTCAATACGCGGGTTGAGTTTGGCTTAACATACCCTTCTATGCTACATTTACCTTCAATCTGAGCTTTAATTATCTTTTCAATAGTTTCCTTGATATGTTTGCCTATGTTATTAAATGGTATGTGTATTTTTCGACTCAATAAATTAGTCATATATACACCAACCTCCTTTGTTTTGCGTGAACCTTTTTTCGTATTATAACTTTCCATTATTAGTATATAATAAGAATTTAATCTTTAATTAATAATCAATTTTAATTTAAAATGATATCTTTTCGATATTATTTATCACCGCGGCAGATTGATCCAAAAACCATGTTTTGCCGTCCTTTTTTATCTTGTTGAAATGTCGAAGCAACAATTCTTGTATTACGCAAAATTCTAGTTTTTTTCTCCCTTTTGTATTTTCTGGACTATATTTGTTTTCACCGAGTATACGATTTAATAATTCAACTGTATCTGACTTACTGGTTTGATCACACCTAGCGCCCTTGCCTCGTTTATCTGTCATGTTCTTTACCTTGAATATATTATATTCGTTTTTAAAATTGCCTATAAAACCAACATACTGATTATATTGCGATAAAGGAACTTCTAATTTTTTCGATTCGGGGGCCAAGTCAGTGTTATCTTCTAATTCGCCTTTTACCCATTTATTTTCACCTTTTATTAATAGATATTGTTTATTTTCTTTCGGGACAATCAAGCCAGTGACTCCTTTGTTCTGTAAAATAACGCTATCATACGCTTGTTTCACCTTCTTATTAAAATCTGATAAGTTAGGTGTAAAATATAAATAATTAATTACTTCGACTGTTTGCTCGAAATTCATATACTCTAATATGTGTTGTATAACAAATTCGGCGTATTCGTCATCGCTTATATTATAGTTATTCATTAAATATTTTGTATTCTTTAACATTGACGCATATACATACCAATCTTCTTCGCCGCGGTCAATGTCAACTATTGCTTTATGTGCTAAGTCGTATTTGTCTTTTATTACTAACATTTGCTGGTTTATACCAGATGTTGTGTTGTCATCAGTTTTCTCAGTGATTGGTTGTTTTGGTTTCATAGGTGCTTCTATTTGTTGTAATGGATATATAATAGACGAATGTTTGTAGTCAATTGGATTGCGTCTATCAAATACGCTAATATTTTCGTTACTTAACTCTATCGGTTGAAAGAAATAATATTCTTCAATATTTCGTAAATGGCCTAGACGATTAAAACGATCAGTTATATACTCATTTTCGTCGTCAATTAATGCTGTTAGTGCTGCGTTTATTTGAACGATTGGGTAATTTTTTACTATATTTATTTCACTTATTAATGCGTCTTTTTTATAAAAAAACCTCTTTTTAAATAAATCATGAATTCTTTGTATTATTTTTTCATTGTTCATTAATATAAATGATTCGTCATATGTATCTAATTTAATGTCAGTTTCTTTTATATTTTTAAATGGTTTACATTTAAAGTCACATGTATCCATATAATCACACGACACTGTCTTGGATTTGTCTCCGATCGGATAATCTATAACCATATTATTAGATAATGTCTGTTTTACAATAGTATTCATATTTTCAACGGTAAATTTAGTTTGATCAATATTTAAAATACAATCAACAGATGATTCTTTCAAGAGACGACTTACTCTGCCAATCTGAACTGCCTTCATCTCTGCTAATCTGTAGATGTATAAATCGACGGCTTCCTCCTCACTATTAGTAAGAAGGGTACCATGTAAAAATATTTCGACATTTCGTTTGACAAATGGCAGCTGTTTATGACTACATGTTCTAACCGCTCTTCCAATTACTTGTTCTATTAAACTAAGATTGTACCATGGTTCTAATATATGAACTTGTCGTAAGTTTTTAAAATCGATTCCTTCTGCTCCCGTCATAGATATAATAACAACCTTTATTTTCTCTCCATTCTTATTCTCTTCATCCGTAAGATTTTTCAAATCGTATACTTTATCAGACGATAACGATTTTTCTCCTGTAATCATAGTATAAGTTGCCGGCTTAAATAAAGTAGGGTCATCCATTTCCGCCTTGGTTAAATAAGTTGAAGAATCAATATTCGGTCTAGGTGGTGTTTTAAAGAGACTGGATGTTTTGGTACCAAACCTGGTAAACCCCAATGACTCTAATGCCAGTGCCATTGGAATAACTCCACCATCTATAAACTGACTATATATTAATACAATTCCATCTGAATTCATAATAGAGTCAGTAATACTTTTAATCTTGGAACTATACTTACCTATATTCTCAGGTGAAAATATTTCACCAAAATCGTTTTGTTTATATTCGAAATTTTTTTTAGTTGGAGGATTGCTAGTCTCCGTATACTTCATTATTCGTTTCAATCCTTCACTACCCATTAATACTTTGGAATCAAAAGATGGATTTTCAGTTTCTAATAACTTATTCGGATACACCATATTTAATGCTAGTAATGGTTTTTGAAGAACAGTATATCCAAACGAATCCATATTTTCAAAGCTAGGAAGGCCATTTTTAGTTTTACCAGCCTTTGTTTTAATTTCAGACAATACATAATTATACCCAGTCTCTTGGTATGATCCGCATTTATTTACATAGACATCTAAATGCTCTAGTGGTTGTACAATGGATTTATCATTTAGCTGTTTTCTTGGATATTGTAACTCTTTAAATGTATGGTCTATTGAAAACAAGGATGGGAATATTCTGTATGGAAATGTATATGGATTTTCTCCACGAACAAACGATACATAACCAGTCGCTTTTCTTCTTAACAGCTCTTCTCCTATATTTTTGCCGTTTTCATCTATCAAAAAATTGCCGTTTTTATCAAATATGTCGTTTAATTCAATGGTAGATCGTTTGTCATTTAAATTCATAATATTCACTAACCAAATAATTTCCTTGTAACTATTATACATTGGGGTGGCAGATAAAAAGAGTAATCGCAAATTATCGACATATTTTACTAATTTAAACAATTCAGTCGCAACACGTTTATCTTGTTTTTCGTCACTGATTCGTATATTATGAACCTCGTCAATTATAATTAGACGATTGTTAAAATTTTGTTTCAACTTTCTAATCATCAATATTTTTTGTTTCTTGGGATCGTCCACATAATCAGCATCTCCTATTGAAGATTTTTTTTGAATATAATTCGCAAACTCAGTATATCCCATAAATAAGTAAGATGTATTGATTATTCTTTGTATCTGTCGAATAACCTTTTCTTTTGAAAATCCTTTCATGTTCATCGGGTTAATTTCTTTCAAATATTTATTTCCGGTACATGCTCTTAAATTCCAAAGTCCATCAACTAGTTTTAATTTTCGATCATCAAATAACTGTAATTTAAAATTGTCTTGGACATTTGGAGATGCTACGACCATGATACGCTGACTAATACCAAGTTGGTTTAAGTATGTTCTCATTTCTTCCGCCACAGTAATGGCACTACATGTTTTACCGGTTCCTAAACCATGATATAATAATAAGCTGTTATATGGTGTTTGGAAACTCAAAAAATTTCTAATAAACAATTGATGTGGTGCTAATTCAAACTCAGCCTCACATAATATTTTTGCTTGTTTTTCAATATCATAAATAGTACCATCGTATTTATTTTCATTAAATTCCTTTTTTTCAGCTATTTTAATATTAAAGTCAGCATCATCTAAAGATGGATATAAATTGTTGTACTTCTCTTCGTCTAGTGAAATGATTTTACTATCCAATTCTTCTTTCTTAAATAAAAATGTGTTGTACTTCTTATCATCTAAATCTATCTTGGTAAAGTTATTATTGTAAACCTCTTCTATATTATCTTCTGTTAGTGTTGGTATTGATGTTTTTTTTATGCGCATTTTTGGTTGTTTTTGGTTATCATTGTCCATATTATACTTATATTATACATGTAAAAAAGTATAATATAAATAACCAGACCATATTTATAATATAAATAACCATTTCATCTTTATGAAATAATGTATACTATTTCATAATGTTACAAAACTTCAACCGTGTAATGGATTCTAATTCTGAAATTAATGTCTCGTCTATTATGAATGGACATTTTAATTTTAATGTAAACTATATTGCTCTAATATGGCATTTACTTTATGTAATATGTTTTTTTTCTCCAAGTTATAGGGTCTTATTTTATCTAAACATTCGCTGTACGACAACCAACTAATCTCACTTACTTCAGAGTGTTGAAATTCATTTGTAGGGCTCGTACACGAATCTATATTTCCAATGAAATATTTGTGTTTATATGACTTCATATTAGATCCAGTAAAAATTTCTTCGTATGGTATGATATTTTGAATTAATAATACATTTGACCGTAAATAGCCGGTTTCTTCCTCGAATTCTCGTAATGCGCATACTAGATCCTTCTCTTGATAATTTCGTCGTCCTTTGGGAAACCCCCATTCAGTTTCAATCCATTCTACGGTACTAGAATCTATTATATAATCTAAATCATATTCCATTTTATTTGTATCTATACCGTGTTTTAATGCTTCAAATTTTTCCTTAGATATTTTCTCTTCTCCTCTATATTGAATGCCCACTTGCTCACCCCATAAATAAGTCCATAGTTCATCAAATGTTGATTTTTTTATCATCTTCTTTTCTTCCAATGACATTTCGTTGAATATGTTTACTAAATATTCATAATTATGTAATGGGTATTTTCCTCGCATAAACTCGACGAATCCTAAACTGTGTTTACGACGAATTAATAAATACTGTAGATTATTATCAACCTTTCTGAAAATGATAATTCCTATACTAGTAATTGGATGTTTACATGTATGAAACACGTGTCCGCACTTGCCACAATTATTACAAAAGTTATTAAATATTTTATTATTCATTATGTTATATGTTATTTTGGATATCTTTTTATATCGTTTCTATTTAATGACAGATAAAATGTTTGACCCAACTGTATGGGGACCTCATTTCTGGTTTTTTTTGATGACATTAGCCATTAACTATCCATTAAAGGCAAATGATGTCACGAAAAAGAAATATTATGATGTGATTAGTAATTTTCCTTTATTCATTCCTCATCCAAAAATAGGCAACAATTTTAGTATTTTATTAGATAAATACCCTGTATCTCCCTATTTAGAAGGAAAGGATTCCTTTTTGAAATGGGTACATTTTATTCATAATAAAGTAAATGTTGAAATAGGTAAGGATGAAATAACATATACAGAAGCGTTAAATTCGTATTATGAATTATATAAACCAAAGGAAATAGTAATTCGCGAACAGTTAAAGTATAGAAAAAAGCTTTTATTCGTATCTATTTTAATATGTTTATTCGGATTCGGATATTATTTATATAAAAAATAACTTCAAACCAAATACAATTATATATATTTGAAGGATTTAATGGGAATTTCTCTCTGTAGATGAACAATTTAAGATAGACATGTATAGTAGATTGTCAATGACTGTATAACATGTATATGATTACTGATTGTATTGTTTGTCTAATTAGATCACTTGTACAATATTTACAAAAATAAATAACCTTTATAAATATTATATGAAATCGGAATTATTAATTTTAGCAATTACAGGATTTTTGATAATAAATACATATCACGACGGAAATTATGTGAAATTATTACAATCATGGCAAAAATACTTTAAAATGGCAGGATTTGCATTCGCAGGTATGAGTATATATTTATTTCTAAAAAAAAATCCGAATGAATCACAGTCTATTGTTAGTCAGGCTGTAAATATCGTAAAATATATCCCCAGTGCAAAATCGTCATTAGATGTATTATCTCCGTTTATGGATTTTACAAATCAAACTCCGTTTATACAAAACAATCATAATCAAGACGAATCATCATACAATAACTTACAATCATCCTTTTTACAACCACAACAACAACAACAACAACAACAACAGCAAATAAACAGACTAATGGAGTCGGGGAAAAAAGGAACAAAAAGGTGTGTTAGTGAGACTAAGAAAAAATTCGTAGCATCTCAACAAGGCTGGTTATGTGGACATTGTAAAAAACAACTTCCGGCTTGGTTCGAGGTTGATCATAAAATTCGATTAGAAACAGGTGGTTCCAATCATGTTGATAATTTAGTAGCATTATGTAGAGATTGTCATGGGCGAAAAACAGCCATGGAAAATCTGTAATTAGTATTTTTATTTCTTTCTAATGATTTATTAATGGACGCTACACCAAAAATATTACAATCAAATACTAAACAGAAACCATTGAATAATATAGTTGACGCGATAAATAATAATAAAATCATGTTCGCATACCTACTTGGGTTAATTGTATATATTATTATTATTATATTCGTTTTTTTCAAAAATCCGTTCGGTATTATTACTGAAAATAATCACAAAGGCAGTATATTGATATCATTATTCGGTGGGTTTTTATTGTTAATAATGTTAATGTTTTATCTAGATAAAAAAGAAGAAGACTCGGATATGGTCACTAACATATCAGTAATGAGCTACATTGGCAGAGTTATGTCAGTCATTGGATTCATTGCTATCATAGTTGGTGTAATTTACCTCATTGTCAAGTTTGGATCCTATTTCAGCAATAGTAGTTATTTTTTCTTTTACATATTAAATACACTCATAGCTCTTGGATTTGTCACGATATTAGTAAAATATTTTAAATTAGGGGGTGACTCTAGAGAAAAAACGAAACCATCTTGGATTAATTTATTAACAAAACTAATAACTTATATTCCATGTTTATTGCTTAGTTTAATAGATTATATAAAATACCAATATCAAATTACTACAAAACCGGTCGTTATTCTTCTTATAGCCGAAATCGTTTTAATTGCTCTATATTTCATTTTACCCATTATTACGAATAGTATACTAACACACAACGCATTACAATTGTTACTAGAACCAATTAATCTCAACTTTGAAAAATCATTGGATTCATTTGAACAGGTTAACTATGTTAAAGACAAATTTCAATACCATTATGCCATATCGTCATGGTTGTATATTAATTCATTTCCACCAGAAACAAATCCAAAGTATGACGAATATACTTCTATATTAAACATTGGGGACAAGCCAAATATATTATATAATGTTTCTAACAATACATTTAGAGTTAAAATGAAGACAGAAGGACATGTTGAAAAGATACTATTCGAAACCACTGATTTTAAAATGCAAAGATGGAACCACGTTGTAATTAATTACAATGGAAATTCATTAGATATTTTTATTAATAATGAACTAGTATCTACTACTAATGGAGTTATTCCGTATAATACCAATACAATGATTACAACTGGATCACCTAACGGTATTTCAGGAGGAGTATGTAATGTTATGTATTTTAACGATAGTATTTCTCGTAGTAAAGTAAACTGGTTATACAATTCAGCCAAATTTCTAAATCCACCAGTTATTTAGAAAATTTCTATTACTATAATATATATATTATGATGTCCGTTACAAATATAGCCATCGGTGTAGTTGTAGTTATATTAGTTATAATATTAATAAGATATTTATGGGGTGGATCAAAAAAATTAACTGGATTAAAAGATGCTAAAATAGTAACTAAAATAGCAGCTAATTCGTTGAGCTCTAATAACACGAATAACTATGCCTACTCTGCGTGGTTTTACATCGACGATTGGAGTTATAGATACGGGGAGCCTAAAATCATTTTAGGTCGATTAGACGACGATTTAGAACCATCGCCTTCGATTGTTTTAGGAGCAATAGAGAATAACCTAAAAATTCAGACGACCGTATATTCTTCCACTAATTCTACTGGCGGTTCTACTCACACATGTAATGTGGATAATGTACCTATACAAAAATGGGTTAATGTCATTGTTAGTCTGTATGGCAGAACATTAGATGTCTACCTTGACGGAAAATTAGTTCGCAGTTGCGTTTTACCAGGTGTAGCAAAAATAGCAAATAATGCTCCAGTATATATAACACCATTAGGTGGATTTTCTGGATACACCTCAAATGTTCAATATTACAGTGATTCCCTCAACCCACAAGAGGCATACAATATTTATAGAAGTGGATATGGTGGATCTGGATTTGATTTTCCATATAGTATTAAATTTGAAATTTTAAAGGATGGTCAAGAACAAGGTAGTATTGCAATTTAATTACCTATCTAAATTTCTTATATATAATATATAGATATGTCTGAGTTTGGAAAGATTTCTTCCGGAGCAGGAGTGTTTGATAATTTCAAAAATGGGCGTATTGTAGATGGTACCAAGGAGTTTTTAGAATCTAATAGTTTAGTTGCTAAAACCGCCTTTATATTATTGGTTGTTGTTGTTTTTGTTCTCATGATACGAGTATCTACGCAATTCCTATCTTGGTTATTTCAATATAACCAATCCCCTTATTTAATCAACGGTATGGTTGATGGTAAAACTATGCAGGTTATTCCACAAGATCCAGCCATAAACAACTCGATAACTTTAATACGGTCTAACAACGAAAACGATGGTATCGAATTTACATACTCCGTGTGGATACTTATAGATGATTTAGTATATCAACAAGGACAATTCCGTCATATTTTCCATAAAGGAAATGACAATATTAATTACACGACACAGCCGATCGGCATGAATCAACCAAATAATGCACCTGGGCTATATATTGCTCCAAATACAAACGCGTTGGTGGTAGTAATGAATACTTTTGATAATATCCAAGAGAAGGTTACTATTGACGATATACCTATTAATAAATGGGTTTGTGTTCAGATCCGTGTATCGAATAACCAATTGGACACATATATTAATGGTAAATTGGCAAAACGCCTTATTATGAAAGGGGTACCTAGACAGAATTATGGTGACCTATATGTAGCTATGAATGGCGGTTTTTCAGGTTATATTTCTGATTTACGATATTTTAATTCAGCTTTAGGAACCGCGCAAATTCAAGGAATTGTTGACAAAGGTCCTAATTTGTCAATGACTGGTAAAAATGTTACTGAGAATAAACCCAAATACTTATCTTTAAGGTGGTTTTTTATGGGTGAAAACGATGGATATAATCCGTAAACGACAACCATTATGTCAAACTATAATAACAATTTGGTCAAACTATAATAACAATTCGGTCAAACTATAATAACAATTCGGTCAAAATATAATAACAATTAAATCAATTATTATTATATATTAATGACGACATTATTTCAACCATATGTAAAATCGTTACATAATGCCGTATGGAGGTTTACATATCAAACTATTGAGGTTGATAATGGAGGTACAGTAACAAATAACAATCCACCTGGGGTCCATTATGCAGGAAATAGTGCTTTAGTAACTTCAATAGAAATAGAAAATTTTATATCTGGCCCAATCTATAACTGGGAAGTTTCATTTGATGTGAAAATTACAACTACTGGAGTTTATGCACCACCACCAGATAATATAGTTGAATATAAATTTGAATTTCCATACACGTATAGCGGCGGCACTGGTATTTGGATCGTATATGTTCCCGTAGAAGTAATTCAATTTATAGCTCCAACCATAACCAATGTTTCTCCATCTACTTCTAGTTTATCACCATTAATTCTTACTACAAACCAAGAGGTTACTATCATCTATGATGTTAGTGTAGACGAATATTTCTTCACACCAGCATCAAGTAGCAACTTTAGTTATGCTGATTTGAGTGATTCAGCGATAGTAATTTATGATACAAGTTATAATTCTCAAATTAGTTCAGTTAGTTTAAATCTACCTTCACCTCAAACGGCTACTTCAAGCCAACCGATTTCCCAAACGATTACTTTTACTCCCCCTAATATAGTAGAGTATCTTAATACAAATAGTCTAGCAGAGTATTTTAATACACATAATACCAATTTTTATATAACTCAAACTTCTCCAGACCCTACTTTAACATCTATTTCCGATAATGGTATATCAAGCACGGCAAATTTTTATTTTGTAGTACCTCCTCCAGTTGATAAAATATATATAAGAATAACATTCTTTCGCTACAACAATGGATTAGTGGTCAATGAGCAAGATATATCTAATACTGATATTGATTTGACATTAACCTCTGAAATTTTAAATACTAATAATACGACGAATACTTATATTATCACTACTCCACCTGAAATAACAATGTATGGTGGGATAATTTCTGATTATGTACCTTCTTTATTAGATATTTCAAATAGCAATATGTTGGTTAATCCAATTCCATATGATTTATCCGGAAGTATAATTAAATTTGAATGGAATGAACCAGTATACGGTACATGTAAATTTAATTACCTAATTAATGTAGTTGAAAACGATTCGCCTACAAACAACAGTTACTTATACGAAGGTGAAGTTATTATAACCTTACTATCTCGTAAATCAAATAGTTGTGATGTTGGACCTGGACCAATCCCTACTAGATTATGGAATCGAGCAATTGGTTCATGTATAGACATATCCACCATGTCACTGAATGGTAATCCAATTACATATGATGATTTAAATGAAAAACGAAAAGCAACAATTCTTCAATATAAAGGTAGTCAATCCAATTTTTCAAAAAAACAAAACTATGCTAGATTAGCTCAAGGCATTGGGCGCCAACCAGGACAAACCTTTGCCACCCAAAGTGACACATACACCAACCCAAATACATTGGATATATCATTAAATGACACTGTTTTAGTTTGTCCAAATTCTACGAAAAATTGGGCGTTTACAAACCAGAGTGGTGTTCCTGGGCCAGTCCGCAAAATCACGGATGTACCTGGTATGCCTCTCTACAACTATAAACAACAAAAAACATATTTAGCTGGAGGTACTAAATGGCCACAGTATGGTCCTAGATTAGAAAATAACTCCCTCCCTATTCCAGTCGAAAATACTAGTCCCCATATTTATATAATTTATTCACAGTTATCAAGGTATAATCCTGTAATATCGCAGATGGACAATTTGTATTATATTCCTGAAAATTCGTTTATAATTCCATATGTCGCCGACGATACAGGCGGAAAACATATTATAGTATATAAAAACTCCATTTTTTATAAAACCATACCAAACACGAGTAATAACAAATATTTGAGTGGAACCACCCCCATTAACGAGTTAGTAAATGGTACCAATAATACATTTAAATTACAATTATCAGATACGATTATAAATAATTCGACACCTATATATACATCTATTCAGGCGGAATATCGGCAACCAATTGTTTCTAATGTAGCTCAACCTGGTATAATGTCTGGAAATGGTATGGATAGTAACCCGTATATAATTTACCAAGACAAATTTCAAATTATTTATGATGTATCTAATATCGTGTTCTTCCCATGCCAAGTTGATTTATACATTAACGACACATATGATACTACACTTATTACGAATAATACTTTTACACATATACCGTCATATTCTCTACCATTAAGTTACACTTGTTTCAATTTATCAAATGGTCAATATAAACTTACTATACAAATTAATAAGTTACATGGTAATGTAATAGATACTGGAGATCTCAAACCATTAACTAACGACCCAAGATTAACATTACATGAGTATGTTACTGTAAAAATACCAGATCTAACAATGGCATCTCAACCATCAGGACCAATAATCTATAAAGACAATATTAGCATTTTATATAATGTATCCAATCAGCCACCTGGAACGAAAATACAGTTGTCTTATAAATATAATAATGATAATAATTGGACTGTTTATAACACGAATGTTTC